CTGCATAAAGAGGATTTTGACTTTTTCCAAGCCGATCATAGCCAGCTTTTTTATAGACACGTCCACGCCAAAGGAAAGCATTAAAAAGGGTTGGGAAAGCATCCTCAGGGATAAGATAACTATCAAGATCTCTTTCCATACCAGTCTTATAAGGGCCAACGAAATAAGGTGTATAACCCATGTTTCCTTATGGATAAAAGTTAGTATAAGACCATTGAAAATTACGAGGTCCACCAGGTGTAGTAGTGATTGTAATAAATTGACCAACTTCACCTAAGGCAGTTACGGCACCTCTAACAGAAAGTTGTGATACTCTGGCATTGACATTGTCCCAGACAACAGCAGCTGACGCCATATTTGCAGAGCCACCTAAATCAAAACAGATAAAGAAACCTGAAAAACCTTGAACGCCTGTTAAATCAACAATTCCAGTGGTAATCCCACCCGCTATAGCAATTGTTCCTCCAGTAAATGTTGGGATTTGTCTTATATTTATTGCATTTCTATAAAATGGCTGAATCGTTCCACTTGTAATGCTCGGCTTTACATAAATTTCACCATCACCTATCAAAGCAGGATCAATACCTTGATTGAAATATTGACTAAATTTATGGTGACCTTCAGTAGCTCCTCCAGAATTGAAATAATGATCAGTGTTGATGTTGGCATTTATGAAAGCCCAATTCTGCTGGAAAAGGGGAGGAGCATTTGATACTAGATCTGTTCCTAAGGGGAAAACCTGATTCCAAGGCATAGTTTATTCCTATATGTAAGGATAAAGATTACTAAATGGAAATGAGCCCTGACCGCTGTAGATCGTTTGGGCTCTTTGAGTAGAGAGAAGTTTCAATGTCCTTCTCTGAACATAAGCTAATTGTTCGAGGAAATATGGCTCTTGTGCAGCTGCATTTTCATAATCACCATTATCGACAAGTATCTTTCTAGCTGCTCCATACGCCAGTAATTGCCACCAGAATTTCAGTTCAGGAGTATCTCCAGCATTCATTAAAGCTGTTGGATATCTGAAGCCATTTATTTCAACGATATAGGCTTTATCGGGCACTGGACGTAAAAAGAATTGATCTTGATAAAAACAGCCTGTACGAGGGATGGAAGCCACATAAGGGATCATTGTAGCATTTATTTGATTCCCTTGAGGAATTATATTATTAAATGTTATGGTATAAGCACCTGTTAGATAATTTATAGTGCCTGCAAGTGGTGCTCCATTTGTAGAATTTATAAAGCCACCAACACCATCATCATAAGCAGTTGTGACGGAAACTGGGGATACATTTTGCGCTGTTATTATAGCTGAGAACATAACTCGAATATCTTTTCCAGGTGTTGCAACATCATCTCCAGAAGGATTAATTGATTGAAGCATTGGTGTGCCAGTCAATGTACCAGTATATGGTCCATTGGTTCCGTTTCCGACATTAATAAGTTGAATATAATTGATCTTTGGCCATTGCATATAAAAGGTCTGAAGATCTTGGAAATATTCTGCCAATTGCCCTCCAACATAAAATGGGGGCTCAATTGTCATAAAAAGATCATTAGGAAGAGCATATTTTTCTTGATTTGCAACGGTCGAAAATGTGTAGGTATCTTTGAGTTTCAAAAGCCTTAACGACTCTGGCATATCGTAGAGATAATATGTGTTGATATAGCCGTCGATCTGAGCATCTGTAATCTGCTCTATAGATGGTCGTGCAGTCAAAAATCTTACTTTTTGACGAATATCTGCCAGAGTGTTAGGCGTAACCATTAGGTATATTCCGAGATTTTAAAGTTAAAACGATGTTTTTTCTTTGGATTTGGATTCAGCATCGGCTTGCCATCTGGTGTAACCATTCCGTTTACATAAGCATTTTCGATGTAGCAACAATGTGAATTTAGATGTCTTACTACTGCAAGAGGAAGCTCGTATTCATGACCATCTGTTAAGTTGTAAGAGATGATGTCGTCGCCTTTGTACTTCTTGAAAGGGAATCTAAGTGTGCCACCTTTTACTTCATTATCTTGAAAAACGCCTTTAATCATGCGTGATTCTTCTTTGCGCAATTGTTCAATCTTATCGATTACAGGTTCCTCTCTTTCTTTTTTAGATGCTGAGAGTACGTTTGAAATACCTTTTGCCATTTTATACCTTTAAGAAAGCCCCTCCGAAGAGGGGCAGTTTGTTTTAAAAACTAGTTACCAGGAGCAACTGGAGTTGTTAGCGTGTAACCTTTAAATGCGAACCATTGATAGGTTCTCACTGTGGTTGCAACGCCAGTTCCAAGTCCAAGAACGCCTGTTCCAATCAAGATTCCACGGAAGCCACAGTTATCTTGAGCTTCACTCAAAATTGCACTTGCTTCTGCGATATCTGTTACGAATGGATAGGATCTCTTGAATCCTGCACCACCAGCTGGCCATACAAGAGCAGCAAGACCTACAGCAGTTGTAATTGACCCTACTGGGTTACCAGGAAGGATTTTCAACTGAAGTTGGTTAGCTACGGCATAACCTGTTTGTGTATTGATAGCCACAATCTGCGCCATGATGAAGTTAGCATTTGTGGTTGTACCAAACGTTGCAGGCATATACAGACGGAGTTTTGCTCCGACTTGATATGGTCTTTGGAATGGTGTGTATTGAGATGGATACTGCTCGAATGATGGAACAGTATTCATATTCAATAGTATGTTGCTAGGATCAACAATAGTTACCCCACCACCTGCAGCAGCACTCATAGTTGCTGTAGGACCAATGATTACATTGTGTGGTGAGTATTGTGAACCAAACACCTTAGTTACGAAACCAGCTGTTGCTGGAACGTTACCAATTTGACCAGCGGCAGCAGCCGATGCATCAAATGTAATAGTAAATACGTTAGCGTTTGTAATGGAGTTTACTGTGAACTTCAATCCGTTCATCGGGGTCATAGTACCATTTAAACCCGAGAACATTACAGTATCACCTACAGCTAATCCGTGAGCTACTGAGCTTACAGATGCTGGGGATGCTGCTGTGATTGCAGTTACGGCTGTAGCGGCAAACACAGGTGGATTTGAAGAATCAAAAGCAGTAAAACCATTGCCAATGAAACTTGTTTCTAATGCTAGAGTATTAGCACCGTTTGTCTTCAGATTTCTATAAGCAGAATCTGGAGGCATTTGTGATGCATAATAAGCACGCATTACTTGAGTTTCTGCAGATGTTGAACCTACATCACTAATGTTAACCATAGTAAACAAGTCGAAACCTGGCTCTAAGGCTAATATAATGGGTGCAGCACCTGTTGATGTGAAAGTACCTGTCATAAATGTAGTCATAATTTACTCCTTAAACCGATAAGGTCATTCTGAGGTTTATGATCCACGCATCATTCAGGATACGTTCTGCTTGAGCAAATTTAAAACCTGCTGATTGTCTAAGGAGAAGAGGGTCATCTCCGTAGCCAAGTGGGCGGTAAATAAATTGTGCTGAAGCACCATCCAAGTCAATACAAGCATAGGCTTCTTGACCAGTTATGAAGCAGTTTAGCACGTCTGCACCGAGTACAGAAGCGGCTGGTGATACACTACCAACTGAGGAAACGAGGAATCGTACGTTTGATACGGAACCCCATTCTGCACTCAAGATATTCATGTATGCAGGGTACTGTGCAACGGATAGGAACCCTTGTACGGCTTCTAGGTTAGGGATAACTCTTGAGTTAACCATACCCCAGTAAGCTTGGCGTATAGGACCTGTTCCGAACTTGTTTTCCAAAATTTGTTACTCCCACATTACTGTGGTGGCAAAACCTCTTCGGATTTCACTCTTCTGCTTTCGTCAGAAGTTCAGACTATCGCATCCCTTTCGGGTTTTCTCACTTAGTCGTTCACGGTGCTTTCGCTTCCGCCCTGTCACCACCGTCTTTACGCTGCGGCTTCCAAGTCAATCAGAGAAAATTTAGAGAGAGCTAAAACTTTACCCTCTATCGCGTCAGTAATTCTGCGCGCATTGTTGGTTACAAGTGTACGAATCACTCCGTCAATATCACTACGGGTGATTTCTGTTGGGTTATCCTATCTATTACTTGTTGACTTAAACATTTTCAGTTGGTATATTATACCTATGAAAAATAAATTAGCATACGTAGCTGGATACATTGATGGAGATGGTTGCTTCTTTCTTAAAAAAGAACAAAATCCTATCAAGTTTCGAGCTCAAATTATCTGGAATGTTAATGGAAAATCTTTGGCAAAAATCCTTCCTAAAATTTTTCCTTTCCTGAGAGCAAAGAAAAAGGTTTGCGAAAAACTTATGGAATTCTATAATACCACTCTTAAAAACGGTGGAGACAGACAATCTGATGAATTCGAAGAATCCTATCAAACTGTTATCGCTCATCGCGAGAGGCTTGTTAATGAAATTCATAAGCTTAATTCCAAAGGTATAACTAATGTTTAAGCGGACTGGTCTTCTCAGCCAATCTCTCTATGTTACCATAGAGTCTAGAGCACCGCTTCATCCTTTCGGATGTCTTCTCACTTGCTACGTTCAGGCTGCTTTCGCTTGCCCCTTGTTGTCCTTGGCCTATGCCGCGAGGAGTTCCAAGTCAATCAGAGAAGATTTTACAACGGCAATAAACCCATTTTGTCTACCGTTGACACCACCAGTACAATTGATAAATGCAGCAGTTGCTGCTAATGTATCACGTGTAAGTTGGTCTTCTGTTTCTCTCAAAGACTGTGCTAAAAGGCTTGCAGTCTCATTGAGAACAGGGTCTTCATTTATTAATGACACTTGGTCAGTAATAAGCACATACGATCCGTACCACTCTACCTTAGCGTCTATATCTAAGGCACTTAAGGTTTGTGGAGGAGGATTAAGGCCAGTTGGTCCAAGTGGAACAACAGCTGTCGCTAAGTTATTGTAACGACGCATACGAAGAATCTGACCAGATCTCTCTGGAAGACGCTTCTTCATCGCCATTGTCTTGTGTATCAAATCCGGCATTGGTCTGGACAACAGTTTCATATCGAAACGTTGTTGGACCGGTGCGGGTAGAACACTGGTTGTTGTAATAGTCATACTATCCTAAGGTTTGTTATTTACCTTCGGTTTGCATAACCCATCATTTCTTCATAAAGTTGTCTCTTTTCCTCTTGACTTGAGAACGAAAAGTTATTTGCGTGCGCAAGTGGCCTTGCCTGAACAGCATTGCTGGAGACAGGCTTTTGAGTATTTTTGGCAACTTTTTCCATATCTGCTGAAGGCCTCTTTTTACTTTTTTCATTGTAAAAAGCTGACTTTTTGATTAGCTTGTAAGCTGCAGCGTATGGATTTTGAGACGATTTGATAAGGTCTGCTACCTCTGGATCATCTTTTATAAGTTCATTAACGTTGTCTTCAGAAACAACGTCGTCATAATCCTTGTGTTTAAGACGAACGCGATCTTCTGCAGTGGCATACTCTTGCTGAGCTAAAAGTTCTTGTGCCTTGCGCAGGGCTAGAGCTTCAGCTTGTTTACGAGTTAGATAATCCTCTTGGCCGAGTCCTTCTAATTCGTCAACTTGTTCTGCTTGAGGCTGACTACGTTGATATTCGCGTTGTTCTAATTCTTGGATGCGACGATTTTGTTCCTGCATGCTTCTGCAAAGTTATATTCCTTGCTGCCCTTTTGAGGCTCTTTCTGCTCAGCAGAATCCTGAACTGTTTCAGTTTCTTGTGGTTGAACGACTTCCGCTACGTTCTGATTTTCTTCTTCTGACATGTTCCTCATTTGCATTGGCGAGATGCTGATACGCCGAAGGTGAAATACGCCCGAAATTCGATCGAGAAATCCCGATCTAATAGAGACAACGGCGACTTGTCATCTAAATTTTTTATAATTAACATAGGGAAAGATTTGAACGAAAAGAAATATTTGGCGTTATAATGCTATTTAGGTATAAGTAGACATAACTTGATATGAATGAGGTTATATGACGAATTGGATTAGGATGAGAGAACAAAAACCAGAAGATGCTATTTTTCTTGGATATTCCCCCAGTTCTCGAGCACAACACACAAATGGATTATCAATAATTAAAAAAAATGATGAATATTTTTGGGAACAAATGGAAATACTTGAAATTAGTCATTGGTTACCACTCCCTATACCTCCTAAAAGAAATGATTTAATTCCAATTGATAAACTACAAGGCTGGGATGAACTTAATGTAAGATTAACTAATATACTTTGTCAAAATAAAATAGAATATAAACAAGATTTGATTGATTTAACTTTAAAGAAAGTATTCGCTATGAGAAATATGGGGAAGAAAACTGCCAAAGATTTGATTAATTTTATGGAAATTAATGAAATAAAATTTTCTAATTGTTCAGATTATTCCTTTTAGAAATCTTAATTACCAGGAAATGGAATAACAGGATTGTTAGGTCCAATGATATCAGCAAAATTCGTTAAATTAATTATGCTATAATCTCCTGTTGGAATTATTTGAGCTTGTTGACCTGGAGTAAAAAATGGTGGTCCGATAGGAGGAACGATTTTTACAAGTGGAGCAGGGGCAAAAGCTCCGATATTTGTGGTATTTATCCCTTGTATATTTTTTGATCCTGATAAAACAGTAATAGGCACTAATTGGTTTGGAAAACCATTTGCTACTGCCATAAAGAATGTTTTGCCATTTAAAGATTCCATTACTCCAGGATAAGGAATAACAATCTTACACATTATGCCAGATGAATAACCATGAGGAGTTGCAGTGGTAATAACACAAATACTTGAATTTGTAATATTTGAAATATTAACAGCTGGCGGGACTGGAGTTATTAAAGGATTAGCAAAAGGCGTCACACAAGTGATCCTTCTGCATAGGCCATGATGTCCTTGACTATTTTTCTGTCCCAGCCTTCAGGTTCTTTCATGATTTCAATTGCTTCTTCTACATGTGGAAGTCCCCATTCATAGCTTAATTGGCCGACTTTGGGATGAACCATATAAAGTGCCATCCCCCATTCAGGACGAGGGCGTGTGCGTCTAGCAATGTGTTTGACTTTCATGACACCTTCTAAAAATGTGTCATGGCTAATCACTTCACTTATATACCAATCTTCTTGGAGATTTTCATGTTGTTTGACGAGTTTCCAGAGAGATTCCATGTACTTTTTGCCCATGGCATCTGTGGTATCTCTGACAGTTTGGGTATCTTGGGCCGTTGTCTTAGCGTGTTTGTCTAAGAGTTGTTGGCCCAAAGTTACCCGAGGTGATTCTGATTGCTTATTTTTACAATCGGGAATCATTTCTACCTCTTTTTTTTAGATTTCGACTTTAAAGATTTAAGAAGGCTTTTATCTTCACGAATACTTTCTTTGGATTCGTGAATATCTTCTTTCAAATGCTTTTTGACCATTGGGGATTTTTTAAAAGCAGCTTTTTTTGCCATTATCTTTTCCCCGCAGGCTTTTGAACTGGAGGTCTTGCATACTCCATTTCTTTGACTACTTGTTTGCTTTTAGTAGGCTTAAGTTTACTTTTTGCTTTTTTCATTATACTGCATACCCTGGGTGAACAAAGTCTCCACGGACTCTTCCATTATCTTTTTTAGCGATCATGGTTTTTTCTTCCATATAGTTCATGGAACCATCGCTATGTGGATGCATTACGTAGTCATTATTTGCCCAATCTTTGCGCATTGCATTATTGGTGACATGACCGATGCCGAAATCTGCCATGTTTGAAGCATGACCTTCAGCTGTTGCTTTAATGCCTTTGTCGTCCATGATTCCAGCATTTGGAGCCATGTGAAAAGCATTGTCGTCTGGATAACTTCTTGAATGTTTTGCCATATTTTTCTCCCCTTTGAGATTTTAGCTTACACTTAACATATACTAAATTATTTACTAAGCATTTTGTGATTGCACCATTTGAGGCTGGTTCGTTTGTTGAGGTGGTGGTGGCACTAGATGCTCAACTGGAGTCGCTGCGTTAACCTTGGCCGTTTGTGTGTGTTCTTCAATTGCCTTAAGCATTGCAATAAGTCGTTCAATTTGGCTTAAATCTATGTCTTCCAGCTCTTTAAGAGTGCGAACCTTAGCTAAAGTTGCCATGTCACGATCTTCTTGAGCACGTGTGATTCTTTCAGCTGATAAAGCTGCATCAAGACTTATCTTATTGATTCTTTCTTGAGCTAAAGCTCTATCAGATTCCGATTTAGCCTGGATTGAATCCATGGTGACTTGTTGAGCTTGCATGCTCTGTTGTGTTTGAGCTTGTTCTTGTTGTTGAGCTTGTTGTGTTTGGGCTTCAATCGCATCAGTAAGCTGTTTTTTATCTTGTAATTGGGCAGCATTGACAAGAACACCTTCAGGAACATTGATACCAAGTTCACGGAGACTCACCAATTGTTGGAACTGCATTTGCTTCTGAGAAAGTGTGAGTACTCCCTCTTCAACATTACAATTATATTTTGGAAATAGCTTGTTATCGAATTCTTCAGAAGCTGGACGACCAAGAATTTTCGCTACATGTTGAGGGGAAAAGTTTCTATGAATCAGCTCTAACGTTAATCTTCCCGCATGCATTTGTGTTTCATCTAATTGATCAAATAATATTTGAAGTGTGGTCAATCCAGCACCTTGTCGGAGCATGGAAAGCACTCCTGCTTTTTCATCTTGTGCACTTCCGAGGAGCTCTTCATTAATACCAGATATTTGAGAAATTTCGTCTGCCATGACCTTTGAAAGCTCGAAAATCGATGGTGGTAAATCAGGTGGGGGGATAGTTTGCACGTCGTTCATATCAGCATTTGCTTTGAGCGCAAGTGCTCTTCCTTGGCCTGTTAAGAACGCATCGTTGGGATCTACAAGAGCATTTTCTTTGTACTTAATCCCAGAATTTATTTGACTTTCCATGATGTCATTTAAAATATTCACTTTGCGATTGTAGATATATTGAGCATCGCGAAGGCCTCTCACAATTCCTTGTTGTTTAAGAGCATAATATGGAATATAAGGTGAGTAATAACCCCAAGTTCCAACAAATGGATGTTGGTCGATCTGATACGGGTTCGGCCCGTCGTAAAATATTCTATTACCAACAGCTACAGCTAACTTATAAGTTTGTTTTTCAGTTTTAACGACACTGAGTTGAGGGAACATTTCAAGATATTGTTTTAAGTCTTTGTCACTTCCTTCCCATTCCAAAAGCTCGCCAGATTCTTGGTCATAAACATTTTTCGCTGTTCGATAGTCGAGGTACCAATATTCGTCATATGGTAGAAGTCCTCGAATGCCATATTGATAATTTTCTGGTAGAAAAATAAACTTGTCATCACGATTAGCAGTATATGGAATTGAATAAACTTCTTTCTCGCGTTCAGGCATCAAAGCTGTGATTTGCTTTTTACTCATCCATTTGCGAGTCCAGATATAATTGGCATCTGACAAATCTTTTTTCTTGGAAGTGGGATCAATGAAGGCACCGTTATATGGAATATTGTCGACTTTGATTATTCCATTGACGGGATCTTCACGATAATCAACCCAGAAGGAAAGGAGATTCATGCCAGTTATAAGCGCTCCTTCAAAAGCATCTGAAAGAACGTTATAGAAATTATTATTATTATTTACCCATTGGAGTACGCCAGAATTATCGTCGGCTCCCTGCTGATCTTGGTCATGTACAGGCGTGACAATTGTTGTCTTGCGATTTCGGCGTTGAAATCCAACGGGCATGTTAACAATACGACGTATCCTATTGAATGTGAACTGTCTACGAGTTATAGGAATTAATTGACCATATATCTGGTTCCAGAGAGTCTGATCACCAGCATGGAATCTTGTATCGATATCTGCTTCATTCCAATACTGTTGATTGAGGGTAATTCCTTCACGATAGGACTGTTCCATTCGAGCTTTTATCGTCATGGAATCATCGGTATAATAGGGAGTCAAATCAGAAAAAGTCATGAATGAGGCCTATGATTAAAGCCTCACCTTAACTAAAAATTTAATTTGAACGAAATTCTTTCTAATTTTTTCAGACTGGCTTATTTATTGAGATATACCAATCAATCATTTGATAGATCAGACTTGATAAGTCTTTGACTGTGTTTGCTTTGCTGATTGTGCCATGTCTTTGGTTCCAAACAGTATGAAGTTGTGTGATAGGAACAGTTTTCCAGTTATCACCAAATGCCCATATCATGAATTGAGCAAATGTGACTCCTTTAATATGACAATATAAAGTAATATTATGAATCATGGCAATTGCATGAGTGTAAGAGGAAGTAAATCTTGCGAAAAAGTTTATAATCCAAGCTAACATAAGCTTCCTTTTGGTTATAGGTTAATGTCGAGGAATGGTTTCCTTCGGAAGATGCACAGGAAAATTATTAAAAGCAATGCGAAGTTTGTTTTGTTGGGCTTTGGTTCGCTTCTTCTTGCCATCATTTTCCCAAGTATCATTAATTGAGCGCGTAGACTGAAAGTCTTTGCAATCCTGGGAGCAGAATTTCTCAATTTTATACGATGAGAGGAATTTTTTTTCACATGTTGTGCAAGTTCTTTCGATCGTTTTCTCTGCTTTGGCCTTTTTTTTCTTTTTGTTTGCTCTTAATCTGATCGAATTGCAGACTATGCAATATTTTTGGTTAGGTTTTGGTTTATTTATGATATTTATGCAGGTTGCACAACGCATTATCTATCTCTCAAATAATCGAAGCCTTGATTTTGTTTTGGGTCGACTCCATCATCTCGACCGAACTTGCGTTTAAGCTCACGATGCTTTTCCAGTGAATAACCAGTGCTATCATTAAAACCTTCGATTGACTGACAAAGATACCGCATCGCATCTGCTCCGTGTGAACTCCAATCATGAAGGGGAGTATCGCTGTAACATTGATACTTTTCGTTATAAGTTTTGCGATAGCTCTCGAGGCATTTAATAAGTTGTTCACATTTAGTCGCATCTATAAAACTTCTTGGCAGATATTTTCTAACTCTTTCAATTCCCACCTCGAGAAAATCCCTGGGTAAGATGATAGGCTTGATCCCAAGCTCATAAGCATACTTCGCAATCCCACCATGTCCCTTAGATAAGCTTCCTGCTCCTGCGTCATGTGGCATGTAGTGATTGCCATAGTTGTAATTGTATTTCGATCGTTTACTTTCAAGAACGTTAATATAGTGTGGAAGTGTCTCACCATGTGCCTCATAATAGTCTAAGATGCGGACTTCACCAGAGATCGTCTGGAACCATATGATTGCTGTAGAGTCGCTAAATCCAAGATCCCAAGCAGTGTGGACTTGTCATAATCGTCATGACGCACATCTTTGATACGTTCGTCCAATCGAAGTTGTGTGAGGATTCTTCCATAATAACTACCCTCGACACCGCGGTCGAAATTACAGAAATATTCTTGCTGAATTGTTTCTTCACTGACGCCACGCTTTTTCATCTCCTCGAATTCATCACTTGAGATCATGTGAGAATCATCGTTTGTTATCTTTTCTGTGTACCACTCTTCAGGATTTTTGCTGGCATAATTCCATAAGTCATAAGCATGATTACGACCAAAGGGTGTTGTATTAAAGAGCGCCCAACCACCGTTTTGTTTTAAAATAGGTTCCAATATAATTGGCCAAGTGCTTGGTTTGTGGTAGGCAAATTCTGATAATACAACACCTATGGGGTTTGTTCCTCTGAGTGAGTCATCGTTATCTGAGCCAAGTACTCTGATGAGGCTGCCATTAACGAGCTCTAAACGCATTTCAGTCTGGTTTGGATCGCGTGTGAGAAGTTGTCGAGGGATGAAATCTAAAAAGCGCTTTCCTGATGAGGTTATTCCTTCCCAGATTGCTTTTCGGGCTTGGTTGTGCTTTGGATAGATATAATAATATATGCCTGTCTTCTTGATCGCTCGAAGCCATAAATAATTCCAGCATGCGACATCCTTACCATGACGTCTTGCCCATAATAGAAAAGCTCTTTTCTTTGTACCTATGCCATGAATGAACTTTTCTTGCCATGGCAGTGGCTCATAATCACTGTGAACTTGAAGTTTCGGACTCGACATGAGGTATAGCTTTTGGTGTTATAACGATTTCATATTCAGAGTATTTGCTATGCTCTTCAGGAAGATTGACGGGCTCACGCTGACCAAGGCGGTTCTTGCCAAGCCAGATAAGCATTGATGGGTTGCCTTCCATAGCAACTTGCACTTGCTTTCTCCTGAGCGAACAATTTCCTTCTGAACGTCCTTTTTCAATGATATCCATATAACGACGTTCTAAAGTATCTACCGAACAACCAATAATCCTTGCCATATCCGGAAGAGTACAAAGAATGGAGGCTAATTCATATATCAGTTTTTCATCATGCTCTTTAGGGGGGTAGCCATCCATTTTTCTTGGAGTGCCATCCTTCTTAAGTCGTGTTGAATATCGGACTGGTTTTTCATTTTTCGTTTTCGAAGTTTTCTTTTCTTCTTCCATAACATCCAATTTTAATGTTTATATTTCAGATATCAGAAGTGAGCTTTTCAACAAAGGGATTTGGCTCCCCCCCTTCGTAAAATAAAGAATACTATTTGCCTTTTTTGTTCCATATAATCATAGTAATTGGCAAAAGGAGGAAGCTATGAGTAAAATGCATAATCCTAGATCATGGAAATTGGTAAGAGATTTAGAACTGCTTGAAGAAGAGGTGGAGTTTGCTGACTTGGCATTTGTTGAGGAGTCCGAGGTTTATTTTTGTAAAGATATTGATGAGTGGGTGGAAATGAAAGGGCTTAAGAAGAGAATGAGCAAAGAGGTTCAACATGTGGATAGAGGATAAGGAAGACTTTTTATGGAATGCAGATGATATTTTCTTAATTAAAAAATTGGATTGTTCTTATGAGGGTTTGCCATATTATGAAATTTGGATTTATATAAATAATAATGTTTATGCCAGTCATAAGTCTATATTCGGTTCCAAAGTGAAATCGATTAGAGATGAAAAATTTGAAGATTTAAAGAATGAGCTGCAAAGATAATCCTAATGATGATAGAGAAGTTTCCAAGTGATGATTTTAGTCCAGAAAAGTGGCATGAGTTTACACAGATATCCGCGAAGTTTGAGGCTGCGATTATAGAAGCGCTGAAGGCGAAGAGTGAGAATATCTATAAGGATTATAGCCATATCTGCCATGCTTTGCTGAGGGTAATTGCTTTCATGACCACTCAGAATAAAGATGAAAAGATGGATGCTTTAGTGATGGGATCTCTTGAGGAATATATTAGAGAGTTAAGAAGAAGACAGAATGATAAAGAAGGAGATAAGGAATGTTAAAGCCAATCGATAGAAGTGTTATGCAAGTTCCTATTGATCCTAATGATAATAGAAATAGATCATTGATTCATGCTAGAACGTTGAGAATTGACCCACAATCAACGAACGATGTTATAGTGGTAGAAGAGTCACGTGAAGTGCGATGGCACGTTAGGCGGAGTTCTATTGCTATTCTGGAGCATTCTGACTTTCCAGGACGAGAAGTGATCATGCGAAACCTAACCGATGAGTTGCAATGAATGTAAATGGTGACAAGCTTCCCAAAAGATGCCAATATTGTGGGAATAGTCAAGATTGTTGGAATAATCAAAGATTAATATTTGTTACAGCTGTTCTTGAAGATGGAACGAATTTCACTGGATTGCATTGTCCCAACTGTAATAGAGTAAATGAATTGCCAGACGATATTTATAGTGATAAGCCCGATTAGCTCATCGGTAGAGCAGTAAGCTGTTAACTTATTGGTGGTTGGTTCAATTCCAGCATCGGGCGATGACAAAGGAAAGTTAATGGACGCAAAGAAATGTGATGCATTCATCAAAGACATAATCGAAGTCTATAGAAAACATGGTCTTGGAATTTCTCATGAGGATTCACACGGAGCATTTATCATCGAGGAATTGAATCAAGATTTAATTGATTGGATTGAATGGGCTTTCAATGGGCCAAAGCGAGAGATAAAGAATGACAAGTGAAGAAGAGATAATGATCGCCAAAGATCTTATGCCTAAAATGGTGCGTGAAATAAAAGATTACATGGAAAAGTTCACAAAAGACAAATCGCCCTGCACGAGAGATACAATGATTGCATCGGCGCTCACTGAACTTTTGGTTGCATTCCTTACAAGTAAATATCAACTTGCTAATGCTTTCATGATGCACGATGAACTTTATAAATTAACGAGGATGAGTTTACGAAATATATTTAAAGTAATGGAAGATAAATGACTGATAATCAGCAGGATACGTTAAATAATATTAGAGCGTTAGCTGCGCATGAGGCGAATGAGATATATAAGCAACTCAAAAAAAAATATCCATCAGATGCGTCGTATTTATCGGCTATAATGATTGAAACAATAGAATATGTTCTAGCTTATACTTTGATTGGCGTTGAACGAGCATCAGATGCTAAGGCAATCATGAGGCTTATCCTAAAGGAAACGAGAAGAAAGATGGATATGATCAAAGAGAGGATGAAAGAGCATGCCAAAGGGAATGCTATTGAATCGGCTCCAAAGGTTCATCTTCCCAAAGATATGGCTGCATCAGCTCAGGATATTGAAGCAGGTCAAGAGTATCTTGATAGAGCTTAGCTTTTCGGATAACTGAAGGGGGAAGAAAGAGCATGGATTGCTGGGCTTTGCCAGTCTTCATATCATTGTTAGTGATCAGCTTCTTTAGATGCTTGCGATAGACATAATATCCCCAACGATTACAATAGAGCTTCTTCACTGTGTAAATGATGCCAGGATGAACGACGAAGATTTTGTCATAAGCGAGAAAGACTTCATCTTGATGCAGGATATATTTGTTAGGCTTTTTCTTGTGCTTGACAACTTTAAAGCCTGCGCCTGGAACTTTAGGGTAAGCATTGAGAGGACATAAAGCGCAAGTTATACATAATATTGATAGTAAAAATTTCATTATTCATCCTTTGGTGGTTCTATTTCTTCATATAATGTCCAATGAGTGACAGGCGAATCTACTTCCTCCATTTCTCCATGATCTGAAAGGCTATCCATAAATCTTCCTAATTGATCATCGAAAAAACAATGGTAATCGATCGACTTATCTTCATGATAGGTAGCCTCGATAAATTCACCAAGCTGAGGAAGTCTTTCAGATACTTTGATCCAATTAACTTTCGGCAAAAGCTTGACTCCAGCACCATATAATAAAGCCAAAGACCAAGCCCATTGTGAGAAGCACTAGAATGGTTTGAGTGATAGTGACGAGAACCTCTAAAGTTTCACTTAAGTACTTAAGAATCATCGCTTTACTTTATGTTTACTTTTCATTTCGCCGCACCTCTCGAGCTTCTTATCTTGCTTCTTATCCATCTTCAAAAGCCTTTTCGTATCCTTCTCACCTTTATCTAAATCTTTCTTAATCTTATTGATCTGTTTGTCCATGATATTCCCTTTATTTCTTGTTCTTCTTCTTCTCGTTTTCTACAATGAAATTGTGTAGTTCCAAATCAATCCTAGAATCAATTTCAGCATTGCTTTTGGCCAATGAATTGATCTGAGCCTGTAAGTCCCTTATTTGAACTTGCAGCTTGTGAATCTCCTTGCCATATTCTATCTCAAGCATTACTTATGAAGTCCTTTGAGCGTTTCAGCTAAGCGTGCCCTTTTCGCTGTGGTCTTATTCTTGCTGTGCTCTGCTTTCTTCAACTTTGCTTCGGGAATTTTATGTCCTTTTTTGACCTTTAAAGTCTTGCGAAGTGCACCTGGATGCTTTATCGCTTTTTGAATGAATTTCTCTGCCATTTTTACCCTCTTTTCTAATGCATTGATTTGTTGATATAACTTAACATAAAGTTTGCTAAAAGTATCAAGTTGATAACGAATCCATTTTATGTGCCTATAAGCATAAGTGATGCCAATGGGAAGTTTACTGTTTCGCATATCTTCTTCCGTTAAAATAGCATTCACTTCTTTATTGATTTGCTTTAAAGAATAAGCAGTCATTATTTCTCTTTCTTTTTCCTCTGGCTTTTTTTCAATTCTTTTTTAGCCATCAACGTGACTAAATCATTTACCGTTTTGACCCAATCATCTAAAGCATCGCTTTTGGCATGAAGTCTTTTGATTTCTTCGAGAATTTCCTCAAATTGCTTTATAATATTTCCACCAAATGCCTTATCATGTTTCCGATATTCGGTGTCAAGTTTCATGAACTTATCCAAAAATTCATTAATCTCATCAATCTGCTTTTGGCAATTCTTCATGATTTCCCTTTCTTCTTCGATCTTCTAGCCTCACTAAAAGAAATTGCAAGCGCTTGTTTCTGGGGCTTTCCTGCTTCCATCTCTCTTCTTACGTTTTCTGAGAAACCTTTTTTAGTTCTTGCTTTTTTCCCTTTAACGAGTGGCATCTTTTTTCTCCTTCACTAAAACATAAATATCATCAATCTTAGCTATGTTCCGATATCCTTTGCTGAGCATTTCATGTTTGGTAGCCTCATCATCTGTTGTGCAATAATCAACAAGATGTTCAAGAATTGCTTTAAACACCTTTCCTTCACGTAATTTCAGATATTTTTTGCCATTTTCCCAATTTGCTTCTCCCAAAGATTTAATATTATTGTGCTCGAATTTCATTTCACATTCAAGATCATCTAATCTCGTTTGCAAATCTAACAATTTTTTTTTCCTTCCAAACATGTTATTCCTCTTTTTTCATGTTGATTCTAGCAATAGGATATATCGCTAAAATGATAAAAATGAATGTAGCAAAGATTGCAATTCTTTCGAAGTCACTCATAAAATTCATATCCTCGTGGTAATCTTTTCCAGCTTATTGGCTCGCCTCTGATTTTCTTTATGCCATATTGCCAATCATGTCCATCATACCAGCCCATTTGCTCTTTGCCATCGATATTTTTGACTCTTACCAAATCATATCTCTCTGGTTTGTATTCACTTACCATAGCCCAACCATCTTTGTCAAATTCTATTTTAGGCTTTGGAACATATTTCTTTTTTTTCTTCATTCAACCGGGATTAAATTTATATTTAATACATCCGCTGTGTAGTAAACTAAAAAAAATAATTTGGCAAGAAAATAAGTAGCCAACGTCAAAAAAAAGAATTTAGCGCTTGCTGATCGAATGGTATGAACGATGATTGCATCGACTTTTTCCTTTTTTTCCATATTTTGAGTCCATGGGTTAGGATTGGTAATTGGGATGGCATCAGAATTGGCTTTATTTGACCTAGGATGCGTTATTTTTCTTTTTTTGGCTGGATGTACCACTTTCGATTTTCGTTTCATTGTAGGCCATTGTATTGCGTTTTCAAATATTTTCTTTGTATAGGCTATTTTTCTTACCGTGATCTTTGCTTCGGAGCATTTTGACAACCAAGCCAGCTGTAAGCCTTCGATAAAGTCGATCATCACACAGAGGAGTTTTGCCTTCAGTTGTCTCTTTTAAACTCAAATTGCTGGAGACGATTGTTTTTTTTCCTGAGTCATAGCGTTCTTCCAAAAGGTCATAAAGTTTTTCTCTCTGCCAATCTGTTCCTCGAGAAGTTCCAAAATCGTCAAGAATAACGAGGTCACAATCACGCAATTTTTGATCACGATTTCCTGCCTCAATGGGATCATTGAAAGCTTCTTGCAGATATTTAAAATAAGATTTGCTAGTGAAAAAACGAGCGGATTTATTTCGATTTTTTATGATGAAAGCTTTGAGCGCATTGCAGGCAAAATGTGTTTTGCCACAGCCAGGCTCGCCGTAAAGATATAAACACCATCGAGAGTTTTGAGGACTGAGAAATTCCAAAAGAGTTTCAAAAATTTTATGTTTATCTTCGTAAAGATCATAAGGCTTGTTCGATAAGATTTCAGGAACTCCATACTCAGCCCAGTTGGTCAGCATATGATTTCCTCGTGATCTTTGGGATAATTTCCATTGCTGCTAAAAGCTCTGAAATTCTTTTTTTCTTTGAACTCTTTGGCTTTCTGCACTTCCTCTCGCTCAATGGAGTTGCGAATGAATGTCGCTAAGGCGAGGTAATGCTTTTTGTATTTGGCGTGATTGTTGACGAGGTAGTTGCTGAGCTCTTGAGCGCAACGAATGACGCGAGCTTCTCCGTGTTTGGCGACGAAGTCATCCCACTTTGCTTGAGGCATTTTGAGCGTGCCTTTCTTGGCGTCTTCAGGCTCTAAATCAGGCGAAACGAAAATTTTTTCAACAGGTGTGCGCTTTATATCCTCTAAT